CTGATAAATTACTAAAAAATACTAACATTCAAAAATATATTGAGGAACTACAAGAAAAAGCAAAAGGCAATAGGATTATGACAGCGATAGAAAGAAGAGAATTCTTAACATCAATGATAAAAGATGGAGCTGTTAAAGATACAGATAGATTAAAAGCGTTAGATATACTAAATAAAATGGATGGAGAGTATACTCAAAAGGTTGAGGTAAATGGCAATATAAACTCCAATCCATTTTCTAACCTTACAACAGAGGAGTTAAAGAAAATTATAAAAGATTAAGTATGAAAAATTCTTTAGTTCCATGAGTCTTTTATACAAACTTTTCTAAAAGCTAATCCAAAAGGAGTTAATTTAAAACAAAAATTTCTAGTTTCAATATTGTATGATTGTTTTAATTTAGAAACTATTTCTGAATTTTTAAATTCTTCATAAAAAATATCAAAACTAATATATTCATTATATTTTATTTGGATCAATCCTAATCTCTCTAAATTATTAATTGAAATCTCATTTAAAATATAATCTTGGAAATAATAATTCTTATAAAATAATTCTATTAGAATTTCAAGACTTTCATTTTGATTTCTTTTAATGACAGACATAGCAGGATTTCCTCCATGATGAAAAAAAGTTTTGAAAAGTTTAGCATCATAAGGAGTAAGTTGTTTTATGATTTCAACAAAGCTATTTTGGATACTGGTGTTATAATCACTATCCATTGAAGCAGCTATAAGATTAGAGAACATTTCTCTTATTTCCTCTTCTTCAATATAAAATTTAGAAGCTTCTAAGGTTGGGCCTAATATACTCATTTTAGGTTCTTGGAGATTTTTGTCAGGAATTTTAGAAATTTTTTCAGCTATTGAAGGAATAAATTTTTCTTCCATAATCAATCTCCTTTTCTCAGACCATGAATGGATACAATGACCAATTGCACCATTCCATAAGTCAACTAAACTATTAACAATACCAACTGAAGCTGCTTTTACAGTTAATGTTGTTGCACCTGAGATAAGTATAGTTGTAATTGTTTGTTGATCTAACATATTATCACCTCAAAATTTTTTAAATAATATACATTGTATCAAAGGAGAATGAAAATGTTAAGAATAATTTTAATTAGTATCATAACATCATATTTGGTAGTAAAAATATGTGATTTTTTTAGTAAAAAATAAGGAGAATATATAATGACTTATGATAAAGAATTAATAAAATTAGAAGCTAAAAAAGAATTAGCTAGGAGAGATTTTTGGTATTATTGTAAATTACTAGGTAAAAAAGACTTTTACAATGATAGAAAAGAATATCTAAAAGATTTATGTAATCAGTTACA